ATTTTTCACACACACCGACATTAACACAAGGAGATTAATATGTCAACATTTGATACACCAAAATTACCCGAAGTAAAATTCAACAAGAACGGTTACGAGATTCGTACCGACATTCTAGACATGGCCAAAGGCTTAGTTAGTGAAGATTATCACTCTAAATTCCGCGGCTGGGAAATGACAGTTGAGAAAGATACAAAGACTGGACAAATCATTACCAAAGTTGGTATGCCCGAATTCCCAGGTCTAGACAAGATTTTGGAAACTGCTGAACGTATGTACAGTTTTGTAAACCAAAATACAACTAAGAAGTAATTCTTTCACACACCGTAATGCCCCTTAATTGGGGCGTTCCTGCCTTGACAATAAATCCATTCTATGTTATACTGATGTTATAGTTTATGGATAAGGTATGAAAAAACTTTTATTATTGTTGTCATTAATAATTTCCGGCTGCGGTGGCGGAGGTGATACTTCGCCAATTAATAATGTTACCACTGTATCACCTGTAAATCCAAATATTCAATCTATTGGCGCTGCCCCGATTGTAAATGCAGCACCGGTGTTACTCTTTGATAGTACTCCCCAATTACTACCCGATCTACGTGCCAAATACGATAAGCTATGTAACAACAGAGTATCAGTACAATTTGTATCGTCAGCAAATTTAACCGGTCACAAAGATAGCAAAAAAGATTTGGTGTTTAGTCTTTGGTGTACCGTAGATGATTCTGCTAGAGGACTACTGTCTACCCTACCTGTCATTAATGGCATGGTAGTTTTTATTCAACAAAATAACGGAGACTTCATAGACGGAACACAAACTATATTTCATACTGATATGGTTGATATAGGCGGCAACGGTGGCGATGTTGTTATATATGATTTTAATAATGACGGATATGATGATATTGTATGGGGAACTACCCCCGAAGATGGTAGACTAGAACCTGAATATTATACAGGAAACTATATTCAAAAAGTTTTTATGACATCAGATGGTATTGGTGGATATAATATTCAAAAATTAGGATTGTTTACCAAAACAAATAAACTTCAATTAATGGATAATGAAGTGGGTGGCAAAGATGTAGTCGGTACACATATGGGTTATTTTGGATATCCTGAAGTTTGGAGATATTCTAATGGATGGAAATTAATTTCTGGGTATGATTGGATTTCAAATAGTTTAAATCTTTTCTTTAAACGAAAAACTATCAACGACAATTCTCATCAGGCAATATCTATGTCTAATACATCGTTGGGGCTTGAACTACGTGTTAGAAAAAATAACTTAATGAGTTGGGTTAAAACAGATGTGTGGAATTTTATTATCTCACAAACTATTTCTGTAATAGATAATAATACAAATTCACAAACCAATTTAGTAAAAATTAACAACAAAGATTATATTGATCCTAGCTTTGAGTCAGGCTGCGAATTAAAAAGAAAAGCAAATGAGGATTCAATTGCTATAATATTATTTACCGGAGCAGAAATTATTAGTGGATATAAAGGTGGAACTCTTTATAAAAATTATAATGATTTGCGGGTAACTACTAAAATCCTAGCCTTCTCTACTTTAAATGATAAACTTACTAATATTGATATCAACATTACAGGAGAGATAACCAATGTCAATGTATTGAAAATTGATTGTATTGATACAAACAATGACGGAACTGATGATATAATTATTACCCCAATTGGGAAAAATGCTATCCCGGTTATTTATTTAAATGACGGATTGGGTAACTTCAGTTTAGTGGATACTTCAAAATTCCCTTCTCCTTCTAGTGATTATTTTGATACATCAATGTCTTTTGTTGATATTGACGGGAACGGAACTAAGGATTTATTATATTTCCCTGCTAATAGATTAGTTGGAAATCCATCAAAAGTCCAATATCAATTATACAAAGGGAAACGATTATTGAATTTTCTTGACTTGGCCAGTCAGAATTGACGGTTGACATTAAATGGATTTGGGTATATAATATAGACTTAGACAGTTAACTAAAGGTAACAAAATGATCTTGACAGACTACGCTGAATTCTCTAAAACTTCTGAATACAAACTAGTTGAAGGTGTCGTAGGACCTACTAGTGTATATAAACTTAAGCGAATCGTTTCTAATGGCATTGGCATTGATTTGACACAAAGTAACTATTACTTTTGTAAACAATTGAATACGCTGATTTCTATGGGCCGTGGCGGAATTGGAACTAAAGGCAAAACACTATCATTAGACAAATATCGCAAATATAATTTGCGTGAAAAATTCAAAAACACTGTTTATAGTCGCAGTATCAAAGTTGATAGTGCTGAGATTCGAGTGTCCGCAATGAATCAAATTTGACAATAAATGGCTTTGGGTATATAATAGAATCTTAGACAGTAACAAAACGGAGTTAATTATGAATCTCAATATCAATGATGCAATTTCTTGGACTAGTGCTGCCGGCAGCCTGTCAGGCTATATCACTAATATTTGTTTGAATCTCAATGCTGCTAATCAAATTGTAGCTTGGATTGATGTAGCGTCATTCAATGACGCAGGACGTGAATGTATTGTCCGACTTTGCGCTACTGAATCAAATCTCAAGGCAATGCGTGTTGCTAAACTTAACGCTGAAACTGTTTAAGGAGTAAATTATGGCAGTCGTACACAATGTTCAAATGTACCCTGTATATGAAGGTCATATCAATGACCACAAGATCCTGACTGAGCGTGAGTTTACTACTTATCAGGATGCTATTGACTACGCAAAGTTCTTCAACTCAATGGGAGCACACGGAGTCATTGCTGTCTACACTGGTGCAATTGATACAGTCTCTGGTGAAAATCTATAAACATAAAGGAATTGTAATGTCTCGCTTTCAAAAACCTGCTCCCCTCAATCTTAATGCCGATAATGTTTGGGCCGCTGCTTGCATGGCACAACGCCTAAATCAAGGCTACATTAAAGTTAGTGAAGATGCTCCTGCAGGGCAAACAAACCGCAATTTAGTAACGCAATATCTTGCCGACACTTCAAAGATCACCGACGAGGATCGTGAAGAAGGTAAATTGGTTCGCAAATTCTATCAAGCATATACATTCAAAATCCTTAAAGGTATCAAGTTGTCTGATTTTGACAACACCGCAATGCTACTTGCGAATCGGGAAACTATTGATACTGGTTTTGATATCGCAGTAATTACTAGTTTGCCCTCAGGCTACGTGCGCGGCATGAAACGGCAAACAGTGGACCAGCGTATCAATTTCGCTAAGGGCGGACTAATCGGTAGTGTAGGTGACAAAGTGTCTCCTTCTATTGAGGTTCTCAAATCCGTATTTTCGCAAACTTGGAATACACATTACGTTACTGGTATTACCAGTGATGACCAAGTGTTGTTCTTTGCATTCAAACAACCATTAGAAGTGGGCAAGATGTATGACCTTTATGGTACTGTCAAAGCACACCGTGATAACACTACTCAACTTAACCGTGTAAAGGTAATCGTATGAAAACAAAATTAGTATTGGGCATGTTGCTATTGACTTTAATCTCAGGATGTAGTACAATAGCGGGGACAGTAAAGGGAGTCGGTGAAGATGTTAAAATCGGAACTGATTCATTATCTAAAATCATTAAACCTAATCAATAATTATGAGAAACTTTTTTCTAGGAACAATATTCGGTATCGTTATCGCCACAGTAGGCTTTAGCGGAGTTGCCCGTTTGCTTGACAACAGCGTGAACAAGACTAAAGCAATTGTAGAAGAACAAGCCAAATAATGGTTTAGTATGCCTAAAAAATTATCATTGTTTCCGGCGGATCATATAAGTAACCAATTAGGTCAACTAGTTATCCCTACACATACAAAAGAAGCATTAGATAGTTATTTTCTTAAAGGTTATAATCCTGGCAAATTTGTTAGTAGCATACTTATTAATAATTTGCACGGTGCCGTAAATAGCGCAGATATTGCCAATCGGCATGCTATCTGGGAAATAGTTAAATGGTTAACTACTGATCCGATAGTTCCTGAATATAGTTTTGGCTGTGTTGAATTGTTTACAGATTGGTTGCAAGATACAAACAATGTTAGAACTATTTGGGTTGCCAAGATGGAAAAAGAATATATTTGGGAAACACTGAAAGGTTAATATGAGTGGCTGGAATCAAATTCAACAGGTTCGTAAACTAGAAGAACGAGCAGATAAACTAGGGCTTAAGTTTGGTCCATATAAGCATGATGATAGCTTTGGTGCCAACGTAGCATTAATTCCTAAGGATAGTGATTCATTGCCTATCTACGCCCGGGATGCAGTAATGTTTGCCGGCTCATTAGAAGGTGCAGCCTACTGGATGCAAGGTGTAATGTGGGCACGAGAATACGACCGCATGGCTGTTGATCGGAACCTTGACAAAAAGCGTGAACGCAAAGAACAAGATGAACGCAATAAGCAAATGGTTAAAATCTTGAAAGAAGAAAAACTAAGTTTGGTAAAAACATGATTAAAAATGTAATCATCACTGGATTGGTCTTTGTAGCAGTAATGTGTTGGTTAAAAGTTGACCCCGAATGTGTCAAGACAGCGGATTCAAATTCTGTTATCATTGAATATGAATGTTCCAATCTTGATGATTATGAAAATGTCCCAGAGGAAGTTGTAGATGAATGTAAATCTCGGGCAGTAGAAGCTACCCACAAAAAATAAAATGTAAGCAAAAAAGCATATAAATATAATATGTGTATATATAGGAGTATTGTATAATGTCATCTAGTTGGATAATTAAATTAAACGAGAGCGATAGTCGCCTTCATAAAGAAGATGTACTACGCCAAGCCCTAGCAGCAAGTGTCCTAGGGAGCATAAACGCAATTAATTTTTTAAAAGGTGTAAAGGCTTGTTATAATCCTTACATCACGTTTGGGGTTCGTCAAGTACCAGAATCTGACGGTCTTGAAAATCGTACTAATAATTGGGATGCCTTTCAAGATTTGCTAGTAAAACTTAGTACCCGCGAATTATCGGGTAATGCCGCTATTGAAGCTGTCAAGAAAATGGCATGGAATTTTGACAGTATTGAATGGAATAATTTTGTTGCGCCAGTCTTACGCAGAGACCTTCGTGCAGGCATAAGTGATAAGACAATCAATAAAATATGTAAGGGTACTGAATATGAGATACCAATATTCAGTTGCCAATTAGCAACAACAAGCGAAGATCGTCCCGAAATGCAGGGCATTAAACGCCTTGAACCCAAACTAGATGGTGTACGTGTATTGATGGTAGTAAAGCCCAATAATATTGGTAGCGCGGTTGTATCAAGTTTGAGTCGTAACGGGAAAGAATTTGATAACTTTACTTTAATTGAAGACCAAGTTGCTAACAATTTCAAAAGTATTGTTGAAACTAATAAACGAACATTAAAGCAAGGTTTTGTATTAGACGGAGAAATTATCAGTAGTTCTTTCCAAGAATTAATGAAACAAGCACGTAGAAAAAAAGATGTTAATTCTGATGATAGCGTTTTTAATATCTTTGATATCATTCCTATTAATGAATTTTATCACGGTACCTATGAAGAACCACTAAGTAAACGTCTTAAGATATTAGATAAGATGCGTCCAGTAGTTGATACTATGCCCAATGTTGAATTCTTAACAAGCATCAAAGTTAATTTGGATACTGCTGCTGGTAAAAATCAATTAGAACGCTATGCCAAAGATAACGTGACACAAGGTTTTGAAGGTATTATGATTAAAGACCTTGATGCATATTACGAATGTAAACGTAATACATCTTGGATGAAATGGAAACCTACACTTACTGTAGATTTGGAGGTCATTGATGTTCAAGAGGGTACTGGTAAAAATAAAGGACGACTTGGGGCTCTTGTTTGCGCCGGCCACGATCAAGGGGTCGATATTTCAGTCAATGTTGGCAGTGGGTTTACTGATGCTGCTAGAAATGATTATTGGGATAACTGCGATAGTATCATTGGTCGTACTGCTGAAGTCTTATGTGATTCAATAACAAAAAATAAAGACGGTACATATAGTTTACGATTTCCCCGATTTGTTCGCTTCCGTGATGATAAAAGTGCTATAATGATTGAGGAAGTTGAAGAAGTTGAAGAGGTCGCTGATATTGAGGAGACTTCAAGTGAATGATCTTCTACAAGAATTAATGGTTGAAGCCGGATTTGCTAGAAGATTTATTCACCCAGCAAATCCAGACGGTAAACACATTTCTGTTGATCCAGAAACAAAAAAGAAGGTACAACAATTTTCTGAATTAATCATCAACGAGTGTAAAAAACTAATAGATGAAAAGTCTAGTGAAAAATTAACAAAACATTTCGGAATCAAATAATGGAAGCACAATTTAAAGTGGGTGATAAGGTAGAAAAAGTCGGCGGCGACTATACTTTTGTAGGGCATGTTGTAGCAGTATTTGCTAAACTAAGCGGTGCAATACGTTTGGTCGTTGAAGATGACCGTGGCGTGTTGCATGTTTATAGTGAGAAAATTTTACGTTCAGTGGAGTAAATCATGGTAACAGTAGTTAAAAGTGAATGGCATCAAGTTGAGAAACGTTATGGCATTAAAATTAATGCCGATATGTTAACTGAAATTTATCCTGATTTGGATGAAGATGAGATAACTGCAAAACTTGCTGCACTAGAATCAGGTGAAGAAGATGTTGAACAAGTTATCAATGAAGCATGGAACAATGATGTAGACATTGATTGGGATTATCTCAACGAAGATGATTGGTGGACTGACCGCAAGGGCGGATATGATGTTACCTACAAAGTAGAAGAATGGAAAGTACATGAAGATTATGTATCTCCCGTTACTCACAAGTGTACACATTGTAAGTGGACTGGTTCACAATATGATGCTCAATGGTCTTGGGAAGATAGTGACGGCAAAGAATTAGATGAAGCTATTAAGATTTGTCCAATGTGTGATAGTGCTACTGAATTAACAGAAGTAGGTGTTGAAGAAGCTGCCAAGGACGCTGCCAACAAAGCTAAGTGGGCTAAGATTGAAGATGAAGAAGATGACGATGAAAACGTAGGTACTCCGCCGAGTGATGAAGAAATGAAAGAACAATTGGCAGCACTTGTAACTGAACAAGTGGCTAAGTGGCCCTTCGAAGAAGAAGTGGCAACTGAAGCAGCAGATGTACTTCCAAACTATCCAGCAGGTGAATATACAATTCGTATCTGGGGCCGTACCCGTGAAATTGGTGTAGGTAAGATTAGTAAACAACAATACGAACACTGGAGTCACGAGGATCATAATGATGACCTCTCTGATGCAATGAACGAGTCATATGATTATGACGAGAACGATACACCAAAGAAAGCACGATTTGATAGTGCTTACTATGAGTACCAAGATGTACACTCATTCTGGGGCTTTGATGAAGATGATACTCATATGACTATCACTGATGAAAGTGGTGAAGAAATCTATGAAGGCACATTAGATGGATTCATTAGTGAAGCACACGGCGACAACAATAGTCGTTGGGATGCTACAGAAGAAGTAGAAGAATTATATCCTCACTACTTAGGTAAAGGTTACTTTGTAGTATGGACACAAGGTGGTAAGGGTAGTTGTATTCAAACTACTATTAATACTGACGGTAAAGAGTTTGATCCTCGCAAACTAAAGTATACTACTTGGGATATTGAAGGTAGTTCGTGTGTCAATCGTTTAAAATATGATGATGTTGAACTTGATGACTATGGTATGGATAGTGAACATGATAACTGGCGTGGACAATGGTCACAGTTTGATGTTTATCACAACAAGAAATAAGGATTAATCATGCCATACGTATACAAAGAAGTTGAAGTAGATGTTGATTTGAGTGACTTTGAAACCGATGACCTAATTGAAGAATTAGAAAGTCGCGGGGAATTATCTTCACGCACTGGACCTGGACCATATGATAGCAACGAAATATTAGAACAGATTTGGATGCGTAGACGTAATGGGCAAGACTATCAAAACCTCTTGGATAATTTAATTTATCAAGTTACTGGTCATATAGTATGACACACCCCCTAGTGGGTAGATCACATACCTTTGAAGATGGCAATCGTATGGAGATAATACAAGTAAGAGAAGTAGATGAACTACGCGGTGGTGCTAGTGTTACTTATTTGGCTTATCAAGGTCCAGGAATTCCACAAAAATTAATACTAAATTTAGAACAATTCATAGATATCTACGGGCAGTTATTTGAATGAGAAAGAGACTTGTTTACCCGCCTGCAGGCGGGGGAAATCATGTAAGATGGTTAATGTATTTTGATAAAAGTTTTGATCCTATGCATTTGACATCAGACAAATCACCAGATAACAAATTAAAATTTATTGAAACAAAAATTTATCCAAAAGAAAGAACTTGGCACAACTGGTTAACTTTTGAATGGAAACATAGAAAAAAATATGATCATATAATTGCTCTTGATTCTGATCATCACACGTATAAGTATAAAGAAAACAATAAAACAATTATTATGTCTTTCAACGATTATACGGAATGTATTAAAAAGTTTGTGGTAATTATTTCACAGTTTACTGATAATTGGTCAATAGCTGATATTATTGAAGAAAAATGGGCTGCATCTTATGATGCTGGTATAAAATTACAAAAAATTTCACCATTTGAAAAAGTAATAGCAAGTGATGTTATTTGGGAAGATGTACTTAACAAAAAGTTTTATTATGATATAATAGATTTTTGGGAATTAGAAGATCATTATGAATATGCCGCAAGGGTGCATAAACTTTGGCGAGATTGTCAAAAACAAGCCTTAGTCCAATTTATAGAATCTTGTAAAAATGACGAATATATTAATTTTTTAAAAGTATGACTTTGCTCCAAATCAAATTAGACTAAATACAAAATGCTTAAAAGAATATTCAGTTTTTCCAATTTCACCTTATTAGTAGCATTAACAGTTAGTATTATTGCCGCATGGTATAGTATTATCGGTTTAACTACCATCTTTGCTGGAGCAGTGATTCCAGTCATCATCATGGGTTCAGCACTTGAACTTGCTAAGATTACTGCAACAGTATGGTTGCGTAAGTATTGGCATCGTGCTGGATTGTTACTCAAACTCTACTTGGTGCCTGCTGTAATAGCTATCGCATTTA